TGCATTTGCCCTACGCGCTGATGGCTGGTGGTTGCGCAGCGAAATCATCTGGCACAAGCCCAACCCGATGCCGGAAAGTGTGCGTGATCGCCCCACCAGCGCGCATGAAAAGGTGTTTCTGTTCGCCAAGAGCGAGCGGTATTTTTATGATAGCGAGGCGGTGCGCGAGCCGTTCGCGGATGAGCGGATGGGTAATCCGGGCCGATACAAGCGAACCTCGCAGGCATCCAAAGGCAGCAATCGAGACCGTCAAGATACTGGCTTTCTGAATAATGGAGCCGGCTGGAATACGGATGGCAGGGCTGCTGGTCGGAATATTCGCAATGTGTGGACGATTGCGCCGCGGCCCTATGCCGGCGCGCATTTCGCCGTTATGCCGCCTGAGCTGGCCGAGCGCTGCATCAAGGCCGGCAGCAAGCCGGGCGATACCGTGCTTGATCCCTTCGCTGGCGCTGGAACCACAGCGCTGGCCGCGCTGAACTTGGGGCGGCGTGCAATCCTGATCGAGCTACGGGCGGAATATGTCGACATGGCGCGGGAACGGCTGGGCATGCCGCTATTCACAGAGGCCGCTGACTGATGGCCACTAAGGACGAAAAGATTATCGAGGAGGCGCGCAAGCGCTGGAAGCGCTGCCAGGAATGGGAAAGCTACGCTCGCGCCCGTTACGAGGACGATATCCGCTTTGCCAATGGTGATAGCGATAATAACTACCAGTGGCCATCTTCGATCGTAAAAGGTCGCACCGATGAGGCGCGCCCCTGCCTCACGATCAACAAAACCCGCCAGCATTGCTTGCAGATTATCAATGACGCGAGGCAGAACAAGCCGGGCATCGAGGTGCGCCCGGTGGGCGATCAGGCTACCTATGATGCGGCCAAAATCTATGAGGGCGTGGTCCGTCATATCGAGTATATCAGCAACGCCCAGCAAGCTTACGACACGGCCGTGTGGCACCAGGTTATGGGTGGCATTGGCTACTGGCGGGTGCTTACCGATTACGTGTCGGACGATACGTTTGACCAGGAAATCTACATTCGCCGGATCAATGATCCGCTCACCGTGTATCTTGATCCCGATATCCAGCAGTATGACGGCAGCGATGCGCGGTTCGGATTTGTCTTTCGTGATATGCCGCGCGATGAGTTTGAGGAAACCTACCCGCGGTATAAAGACAAACTGGGCGATATGCCGCTCAACGACGGCGCCGGCTGGAATGATGAGCACCACATCCGGGTGGCCGAGTATTATCGCAAGGTCGAGAAGCGAGACCGGCTGCTGAACCTCGATACCGGCGAGGCGGTGCGCGCCAGCACGATCCCGCCCAATGTGCGCGAGCTCATGCCGAACGACGTGATCGATGATGCGCGCGAAATCACCGAATACGAAATCGAGTGGTATCTGATCGCCGGCAACAAAGTCCTCGAGCGGCGCATCTGGCCGGGCAAATACATTCCTCTTGTCAGGGTAGTTGGTGAAGAGGTTATAATTGATAAGAAGTTAGACCGTAGGGGTCATACAAGAGCACTCAAAGATCCGCAAAGGATGTATAATTACTGGTCCCCGCTATCGTTGGAAACGCCGTTACCGACACCAAGCGGCTGGACCAAGATGGGAGACGTGCGGCCGGGAGATTGGCTGCTGGATGAAGGGGGTAAGCCTGTTGAGGTGGCGGGTGTCAGCCCGATCCACATCAACCGGGAGTGCTATTTGGTCCGGTTTGATGACGGATCGGGCATTGTCGCTGATGCCGGGCACAAATGGACAGTAGAAGAGCGCGGCAAGCGCAAAACTCAGACCTGGGAATGGTTCACCAAGACGGTTACCACGCAAGAGCTAACGCCGAACAAGCATTTCATTTGGGCGGCTAAGCCGCTTGATCTGCCGAAAGCCGATCTTCCGCTCGATCCATATGTGCTTGGTGTTTGGCTAGGTGATGGGACCGCGACTAAGCCTGATATTACCGCCGGGCCTCTTGACGCAGAGGATATGCGCGTTTGCCTGGCCGCTTCCGGCTACAACATCGGTCCGGCCAAGACATACAACGGCAATCGCGGCGCGGCAGTAATTACCATTTATGGCATTTGGAACCGGTTCGTTGCGCTTGGCCTCGCCGGCAACAAGCACATCCCGGAAATCTATCTGCGTGCCTCGTATGAGCAGCGGCTCGCCTTGCTACAGGGCCTCATGGATACCGATGGGTCGATTGCTTCGGCCAATCGCCAGTGCAGTTTTACGACCATCTCCCCTGCTCTTGCTGAGGGCTTTGCGGAGTTGCTGCGCAGTCTAGGGATTAAGGCTGTGCGGTGTGTTCGTGAGGCGAAGGCTCGGATGTTTCCGAGTGGGAATACGTATAACTGCAAAGAGGCCATACAATTCTCGTTCTCCATCGAGCCGGACATGCGTGTATTTCGCCTCCCTCGCAAGGCGGTTGCGCAGGGCGGCTCGCGTAATCTCCATTCGCGCAGGACCAAACGGCACCGCATTTCTTCGGTAACCAAGGTGCCATCGGTGCCTGTAAAGTGTGTCACCATCAACTCAGCATCGCACCTGTTCTTGGCGGGCGAGGGGATGGTGCCCACGCATAATTCGAGTGTAACGGAATACGTCGCGCTGCAGACCAAGACGCCCTACATCGCGGCCAGTGAGGCGATCGAGGGCCACCAGCAGGCATGGGAGGAAAGCAACCGCGTAACTCGCGCGCTGCTGCCTTTCAAGGCGTTCAATGACCAAGGGCAGCCGCTTCCTGTGCCGCAAAGGGTGCAACCTCCCGCGATGCCCGACGCCTTCATCAAAGGGCTGCAGATCGCTCAGCAGGAGCTGATGCTGGTGTCAGGCCAGTATCAGGCAATCATGGGCGAGCCGAGCAACGAAACATCGGGCAAGGCGATCAACGCAAGGCAGCGGCAGGGCGATAATGCGACCTACCATTTCATCGATCATCTCGCCAGCGCGGTGCGCTTTACGGGCCGAATTCTGATCGATCTGATACCGAAGGTCTACGACACGCAACGCGTCATGCTGATCATGGCTGAGGACGGCAGCCAGGAGCAGGTGAACCTAAATCCGCAGCTGCCGGTTCCGCTAGCTGCACAGCAAAACCCGCTCACGGGCGCCGTGCAGCGCATCTTCAACCCGGCGGTCGGAAGGTATGAGGTAGAGGCCGATATCGGCCCGGCTTATGCCACGCGCCGGCAAGAAGCGTTCAATGCGTTTATGCAAATAGCCTCCCAGAACAGCGCATTGGTTGGGGTGATTGGCGATCTGATGTTCAAGGCGGCCGATTTCCCGATGGCCGACGAAATCTCCGAGCGGCTGCACAACATGCTGCCGCCGCAAGCGCTCGGTGGGCCGAGCCCGCAAATGCAGCAGATGCAGGCTGAGGCGCAAAAGCAGATCGGTAACCTGCAGAAGCTGGCGAGCAGTCTCGCTGATCAGCTGGCCAAGGCGCAAATCGAGCTGAAGCAGAAGAACGATAAGTCGCAGCTCGAGGTGTATGATGCCGAAACCCGGCGCATGGCTGCTGTGGGTAATATCGACCCTGAAGCTTTGCGACCGATCGTGCGTGAGCTGGTGTCGCAGGCGCTTGGAACGCCGATAGTTCCGATCATGGCCGCGCACGCAGCCGCCGATCAGGCCCGGCAGCCGCAGCCTGAGCCGGAAGAACAAGATCAAGAGACGCAACCCGCGCAGTAGCGCGGGAAGCTACCCGCACCGGCCGGGCAAGCCGGGCAAAATCTCCAAAGGCGACTAATGTCTGAAACGACTGAACTCCCAGCCGCAGAGAACGCGGCTGCGACGCCCGCTGAGCCTACATCTCCGGAACCGGGCACGGAGGCGGCGGGGCCGCGCCCCCAACAAGCAGAAACCACGCCGAATGAGACCGAAGGCGAGCAAGAGCAGCGCCCGAAGCGGACGCCTTGGTTCCAAGAGCGGATTGACACCCTCACCCGCGAAAAATGGGACGAACGGCGCCGCGCCGATGCTGCTGAGCAAGCCCTACAGCTCATCCGGCACACACAAGCCAGCAACGGGCAGCAACCGCCCGCTGAGGGCCAACCTCGAGCCCCGACGCAAGCCGAAATCGATCGGTTGGCCACCGAACGGGCGAAGCAAATTGCCGCTGAGCAGCAATTCAATGCCGCCTGCAACAAGGTCTATGAAGACGGCAAAGGTAGCCACGCTGATTTCGATGAGGCTGTGCGCGGGATAGGCATGCTCACCGGCGGCGCCCCACCGCGCGAATTCCTCGATGCGGTGACGGCGCTCCCGGATGGTGCCGAAGTCTACTACCAGCTGGGCAAGAATCTCGATGAGGCAGCGCGGATCATGCAGCTGCCGCCGGTGCGGATGGCTGTGGAGCTCGCCAAGCTCTCGGGCAAGCCGGCAAGGGCCAAATCGAATGCGCCAGCGCCGATTCAGCCGGTGGGCGGCACCACACGGGGCGAGCCCGACCCAGACAAGATGTCTATCAACGAGTGGGTGCGGTGGCGCGAAAAGCAGATACGCGAAAACCGCCGATAATCGCTAAGGACTAAGCCCTCCCGGCGGGCCAAAGCCGGTGCAAAGAGCCTCCCGGTAACCCCGGTGCGACGTGCGTAGAAGCCAGGCTGCGCTGATTTCCAACATTCCTGCCTGTGCTCCTGAACAATCGCAACCAATAGCGCCCTGCGCGATGCGCGGGCCTTCAGGGGTGCCGTTACATTGGCAAATTCACTTCTCACGCCTACCCAAGTCACACGGGAGGCGTTGCGCCTGTTCCGCAATAGCAACGCCTTTCTGCAGTCGATCAACACCGAATACGACGATAGCTTTGCCCGGTCAGGTGCTAAGATCGGCAACACACTGCGCATTCGCTTGCCGAATGACTACACGGTGCGCACCGGTCCTACGGCGGTGGCGCAGGATACCACCGAAAACTATACCACGCTGACGGTTTCGAGCCAAAAGGGTGTGGATGTATCGTTCAGCTCGGTGGATCGGGCTCTGAGCTTGGATGATTATTCCAAGCGCATCTTGGCTCCGGCAATCAATACGCTGGCTGGCGCCGTCGCTTCGGACGTGATGAGCGTGGCCGATGGCGTGCCAAACTATGTGAGCAAAACTAGTTCGGGCGCGGTGGTATCGCCTGATGCCAGCACTTGGTTGCTGGCGGGCGCTAATCTCGACTTCAATAATGCGCCGCGCGATCGCCGTGTGATCATCATGGACGTGCTCACTCAGGCGCGCACCGTTTCCTCCCTTACCGGCCTGTTTAATCCGCAATCCACGATTTCCGATCAGTATCGCGGTGGTGAAATGACCACTAACACGCTGGGCTTTAATAGCTGGAAGGCGGATCAGACCACTCTGCTGCATACTACGGCGGCCTATGGAACGCTCCCAACCGTCAATGGGGCCAATCAGAGCGGCACCAGCATCACGGTCAACACCACCACGGCGCCGATCTCTAAGGGTGATGTTATCACTTTCGCCGGGGTGAATGCCGTCAATCGTATCACCAAGGCAAGCACGGGCACGCTGCGGCAGTTTGTGGTGACTGCCAACGTCGCGATTGGCGCTACCTCAATCTCGATCTATCCGGCCCTTACGCCGCCCTCAAGTGGCGCGGTGCCGTATCAGACCGTGGATGCTTCGCCGGCCAATGGCGCCAGCATCAGCGTGGTGTCGCAGGCATCTGAAAAATACCGCAAAAATCTGGCCTTCCACCCGGAAGCCTTCACCTTGGCCACGGCGGACCTCGAGCTGCCGCGCGGGGTGCATGAGGCGGCGCGCGAAACGCTAGACGGTATCAGCATGCGCATGGTGACTGGTTATAATATCACAACAGACCAGTTCTTAACCAGGCTCGATATCCTCTACGGCTATGCGCTGCTTCGCCCTGAATGGGCATGCATTATAGCGGATCAGGTGTAACCAATGGCAGATGAATATCCCCGTTGGCTCTATGCCAAGGATGGCCGCGCCCAAATCGTCCGGGATGAGGATGAGGAAGCCGCGCTCGGGTCCGACTTCTCCCGCGAGCCTTCGGATATCCACCGCGGCCCGGCGGCAGGCGTGCCCGAAATGCCGCTTCCGCACGGCCAGGAGGGGCTGATCAACGATATCGCCACCCGCGTGGCCGATCTGGTGGTGGAGCGCCTCATGGCTGTGCAGCCAGCGCCAGACGACGGGGCCGCTCCCCAGCCGCAGGCGCCATCAACCGAACCAGCTCCGCGTGAAAGGAAGCGCACATGAGCGATACCTTTGAAACCACCCCGGCCGATGTAGAGCCGCAGGAGGCGCCGCAAGCGGCGGCGACCACGCCCCGGGCTGATGAGCCTGCACCGGTCCCTGAGACGGCCAACGAACCTCGCCGTCGCTTCGCCGGCTACCCGAAGCGCAAATGGCACCCGATCCACGGCGCCAAGGATGCCAACGATCCGAACGAAGAGGCCGAGTTTTTCGACCGGAACTGGTTCGATACGCCGGAAGCGGCGGATGCGGCCCGCACCCAGCGCGAGGCCGATATCGTGGTGCACCGGAACCGCGATTGCTTGGTCGAAGAGCACGATAAGCGGCAGGGCGTGGTGCGCAACTCGGTCGCGGCGCAGGAAAGCCGCGATCAGGGCCGGCTGGAACCGATCTAAGTGACGGCGCAGGACGTCATTACGCTTGCGCTGAAGCTCAGCGGGGTTGTCGGTGTGGGGCAAGCCGCCTCCACCGATGATCTCAACGACGCCTTTACGATGCTCACCCTGATGATGGCCACCTGGCAGCGGAAACGCTGGCTCACCTGGCATCTGCAGGACGTGGCGTTCACGCCGAATAGTTCCCAGTCCTATACGATCGGCTCGGGCGGCACGATCAATGTCGCGCGGCCGGATCGGATCGAGCGGGCCTATGCTCGGCAGCTGAACCCGGGCGGCCCTTATGTGGTCGATTTCCCGCTGCAGGTGATCGATGACCGGGAGGATTATGCGGCCATCGTGCTGAAGAGCATGGCCGCCTCTCCGCCCACTCTTATCTTCTACGATCCGGACTACCCGCTGGGCTCGGTTTATGTCTGGCCGGTGTGCGATAATCGGTGGGAAATTCACCTGTTGGTAAAGCAGCCGATCGCCCAGCCATCGGTGCTCGGGGACACGATCAGCCTGCCGCAGGAATATCTCGAGGCAATCATGTGGAACCTGGCCGCAAGGCTACGGCCCATGTATGGCCAGGGACCTGATCCCACGATCGCCGCGGAGGCCAAGGCGAGCCTCGACACTGTGCGTGTGGCGAATACCCAAATCGCTCAATTGCGCTTGCCGGCTGATCTGCCGGGCCAGGGTCGCGGCGGCAGCTGGTTCAATACGGGCGGGATCATCGAAAGCAACTTTATCGTTGATGAAAGTGCGCTAACGTAATGGCCGATTTCAATCCGTGGGAAGGCCCCGCCTTCGCGGCTACGCCGAATGTCACTCTGTCGGGAACGGTGACGGTTGCCGGTTCGGCGGCGGCTGGTTCTGCTCCGGTCAATCCGCCGCTTTCTATCTCGGGCGTGGACGGCTCAGGTAACAAGCAGCACCTGAAAACCGATGCATCGGGCGTCCTGCAGGCCGCGTTGAATGACGCGCTAACGTTTAGCGGCTCGATCGGTGCCGCGGGTGTTATCACCTACTCTAGCCCTGGCCCCTCAAGTGGCGTGATCGACACCGCCGGCTACGCCGCGGTGGTTGTGCAGCTCACCGGGACCTGGGTAGGGACGGTGACTTTCCAGGAGTCCAACGACAACAGCAATTGGGGCTCGGTTACCGGCGGCACGGCGGGTGGCGGGATTTCTTCTACGGCGAGCTCGAACGTCGTCTTCCGCTTCTTTTCTGGCGCGCGGTATGTGCGGGTCAACGTCACCAGTTACACATCAGGCACCGTCACCGCCGCTGTTACGTTGCGGGCGGCCGTTCCGGCCTTCGCAAATGTCAATGTGGTGCAGGGCAACGGAACTAGCACTGCGACTTGGGGCGCGGTGCTTAATGGCAGAACCTCGGGTGGCCTCACTAAATCGCGCATTCAGTCCGCGGCTACGACCAATGCGACCAGCGCCAAGGCATCGGCGGGCCAGGTCTATCTGGTCTCGGTTGGGAATAACGGCGCTAGTGATGCTTGGTTGAAGCTCTATGACAAAGCCAGCTCGCCTACTGTCGGCACCGATACGCCCGTTTGGTCCGCTTATGTGCCAAAAGGCACAGCGCGTGAGGTGACTACCGATATCGGTCTGGTGTTTTCGTCCGGTATCGCTTATGCGATTACTGGCGGGGCTGCCGATACCGACACCACCGCGGTGGCCGCCAATCAGGTTACAGGCGTAATTGGATATACCTGATGACGGCAACTGCCCCGTGGAGCATCATCGTAATACCTGCAGGGCAGTCGTTCAATGTGAGCGCGGCCGGTAATTCGCAGCTAACGGCCACACCGCTAACGGGTGGCGTGAACGAGGTGTCCTACAGTCCGGTTGGCGGTGGCGTGATCCTGCCGGCGAGCGCAAATCAGGAAGTCATTATCTACTCAACGGCAAGCGTTGACGTGCTGGTTTACCCGCCATTTGGCGCGGCGCTCCAGGGCCTCTCTGCTAATGCCCCGGTAACGCTTGCGCCTGGCACGCGGGCCACGTTTGCGTGCAAGTCTCCAACGCTGTGGTTATACGGGTAAGTCGTTGCATGATTAGGCTGGTCTTATATATTGCTGCTGCCGCGACCATGGCGGGTGCGTCTTACGCTCAGACTTATGTGGGGCCTATGTCGCCCTCAAATCTTGGCACCACCCCTTACACAGCAACCGGCGGAACGGCTAGCCGAACCTTGGCGGCACGTGCTGCGGACGTAAAGAATGCCGCCGATTACGGCGCCAAGTGTGACGGCAGCACGGATGACGCGGCGGCGATCAATGCCGCGGTTGCGGCGATCCGTAGCAATACGGCGGTGGGCGGCACTGGCTCTTGGCCGATTGGCCATGCTCAGGTTTTGCGTCTGCCCGCGGGCCGCTGTGTCATCAATTCGAGTTTGAATTTTACCGGATTATACGGCAGCGGGTTCGTAGCTGACTTCTGGGGCTCGGCAATTGTCTGTCAGACCAACGGCACACCTTGCATCGATGCTACCGGATCGGGGCAAATTCAGCTCAACGGGATCAATGTCTATGGCACACAAACTAATGCGCCAAACATTGGCCTGTCGGTAGGCCGCATCACGAATAATGGCGTTGGCGCGGATCACATGGTTATGGAGCACCCGGTATTCACCGGGTATTTCACTGTGGCGCCGTATTTTAATAACCAGTCGGAAACGACCGTTATCAATGGTGGCTGGTTCACCAATTGGTCGCCCAATGCTTATGGCGCGATCTTCGACGGTAGTAACCACTTCAATGTGCAGTCGGCATTCACCGGCCAGACCTATCCGGCGGACACCTATTATTCTTTCAATGAAAACACCTGTAACGAATGCATATTTGGCGTCTTCGGAGCGAACTCTGTCCCGCTTTGGATAGGCGGCACTGCCCGGCATCGCTTCGCCAATGCGTATGTTTATTACAGCAGCACAACGCCATCTGTCCCCGGCCCCGCAGTGCAACTTTTCTTTGGAACCAATGCGACTGCGCCTCTGGTCAATGAATTTCTTGACCTGGATGCTCACTTTGAGGACTTCGGCGGGCAGCATAACCTTAACGCAATAATACAGTTCGTCGGGGCCACCTCTACGCCAGTCGTTTATGGCCTCCACATGCGTGACAATTATCTTGAGCAGAGCGGCCCGATATTCTCGCGCGGAACCGGCGTCACATCGGTCACGCTCCAGAATGCCGACCTAGAAATTGGCACGCTCGCAGGCGTATCCCCGTCATGGTGGGATAGTGCATCTGCTTACACCGTAAGCGGGCGGATTTATTCAAAGGACGGCACCTATGTCACGCCCGGCACATTCACCGGCACCAGTTGCGTCGGGGCCTCGTGCACCAACACCATCGTTCTACCGAGCAACATCGTTGCCAGCCAGATCAGCAATACGGGTGGCGTCGCGAGCGTGACCGTTGGCGGATCGAATAACTACGGGTACGGCACCAGCGTGCCATCGTGCACGTTCAGCGCCCCTCCCTCCGGCGGGCAGCAAGCGACGTGCGCAATAAATTATTTCTCCGTAAACGGCTACGGTTTCTTAGACGGCACCAACGGTTCCGCAGTCGGCACAGGCTACACCGCTGGCGATACGCTGACGTGCCCGGGCGGCACGGTCTATTCTGGCGGCTCAGCGATCACGATCGTTGTCGATACAATAGGCGCTGGTGGCAGCATTGCGACGTGGCATGGCGCAAATTTTTCCTCGACCAAATATAGCGTCACGCCCGGAGAGCCATGCAGCCTTACGGGCGGCACCGGTAGCGGCGCAAAATTGGCAGCCGGCTCCTGGAAGATACTTGCAGCGGCCGTTTCCATTACGTCAGCCGGCGCTGGCTACACTACCGCGCCCACCGTGACCTTGGGCACAGCGCCGTGCGCCAACGGCCCATGCGGTTCAAGCTTCGCAGCCACGCTGACCGCCACCCTAAGCAGCACGATGACGTTATCCGCGGGCGCCGGGCAGATACTGCTGGATGGCACGGGAACCAAGCTCGGTGTTTCCGGTTCGAGTGGCTCGCCCGCCCTCATGGTTGGCGCATTGATCGACAACAGCGGCGTGCGGCAATCGCTGGGCAGCACTTACACTGTGCCCGCGAATACCTCCTTGGTGCGGTTCACGCAGGGCACCACGGTGGCTTCGTCCACGATCACACTGCCAACCGCATTTGCGGACGGCCAGCCGATCCAGTTTGTCAATTATGCGGGCGCGATCACGGCATTGACTTTCAGCCCGTCTGTCAACGGGTGGACAAACGGCAGCACGTTGGCAGCAAACACGGGCCTGCGGGTGCGCTGGGATGCGACGGCCGCAGCTTGGTATCGCGAGCAATAACCGATGCCGATTGTTTTGCGCACCTGGAATGCGGGTGATACCCTCGCCGCGGCCGACCTGAACCAGAATTTCAGCGCGCTGCTGGCGGGCGTCACGGGCGCGCTGCCGACCACGGGCGGCACGATGGGCGGGCCGATCGTCCTGCCAGCCGATCCAACGCAGCCGCTGCAGGCCGCTACCAAGCGGTATATCGACGCGGTGGTGGGCACCGGCGCGGTGCTGCCAGCGATTGGCACCAGCCCGCTTTACATGCTGCGGGTGAACTCCGGCGCGACGGCTTATGAGCTGCGCAGCCCGGCGCAGGTGCTGGCGGACATTGGCGCTGCTGGGCCGTTGACCTTGCAAGCCGATCCCATAACGGCGCTCGGGGCGGCCACCAAGCAGTATGTGGACGCCCGGGTGGGTATCGGCCGCAACCGGCTGCATAACGGTTGGCTTGAGGTTCAGCAGCGCGGAGCGGGCCCCTTCACGGGAACCGGGCCAACGAACGGGCTAACGGCTGATCGCTGGTATCAGGCGGTGGGGTCCGGTAGCACCTCGATCAACGGGGTGAGTTCGTTCTATGGCGGGTGCCGCTATGCGCTCGGATATTCTGGTTCGCTGACTGCGAATTCAACGATTGAATTCATTCAGCGAATTGAGAGCGTCAACAGCTTCGATCTTGCTGGGCAAGATGTTACGGTTTCGTTTTATGGTGCTGCCCTTACTTCCGCCGGGTCGTTTCAGGCATCAATCTATGTAACCTTCCCAACCGCGGTCAATAATTACGCCTCAACCACCGGGTTCACCTCTACCAATGTAACGCTCACCAGCACGCCGGCCCGGGTAAGCGCCACTTTCGCGATACCGGCCGCCGCTGCTAATGGCATGGCGGTTGGGTTCCGGTGCACGCAATTGACTTCTACTGGCACCCTTATTTTCAACGCCAGCGGTTTCCAGGCTGAAGCGGGAGATCTTCCGACGCCGATCGAAAAGCGCCCGTATGGCCTCGAATTGGCGCTGTGCCAGCGGTATTATCAAACTGGGCAACTGCTCGGCACTTGGAGTGGTGTTTCCGGGCAGAATGTCAGCGCCAGTGTCATGCTGCCGGTGGTGATGCGTGCTACCCCGACCTTAACGGTGGTGAATAATTTCTGTTCTAATGTGACTTCCCCTGGATTGTCTGGCAGCAATATTATTGTTTATTCCACCGGGACCGCGACCACTAGCGCGACCACCACCGCCAACATCCAATTCAGTGCCGCAGCGGACCTCTGATGTCTCTGTATAGGCTCACTTCCGGCTCTTCGGTTATCCGCGTGGCGGACAGCGCTACCATTCCCGCCGACCCCGCCAACACCGACTGGCAGGCTTACCAAGCCTGGCTTGCGGCCGGCAACACGCCCGATCCGGTTCTCACCGTGCAGCTCACGCCGGCGCAGCAGGCCGCGGCGCTGCTGGCCAGCGGCACGGTGCAGGTCAATAGCACCGCCACGCCCGCGCTCAGCGGCACCTATGCCATCGACCCGCTCAGCCGCGGCAACATCATCGCCGTGCAGACTAGCATCAACGCCGGGCTCGGCTTGCCCGGCGGCGGCTCCACCTTCAGCTACCTCGACGCGGCTGGGGCCGCGCACGCTTTTGGCGCGACCGATTTCACGCATTTCGCCACGGCGATCCGCGATTATGTCTATGCGCTCACCCAGGTTGCTTCGGGCGGATCGAACACCCTGCCAGCCACCCCGCTCACCATCCCCTAAATGCGCATTCCCCTCGTTGGCGGCGCCTACACCGCGCGCTCCGTCATTGCTGAAGCGCAGCGCTGCCTGAACCTCTACCCGGAAAGCAACCCGCAGGACGCACCTACTCCGGTGACGCATTACCCAACGCCAGGTCTCAGACTTTTGGCGACGGCGCCCGTGGGCGGCGTGGTGCGCGGCCTCTATCGCTTTTCGAACGGGCTCGGCCTCATCGCGGTGGTAGGCAACAAGGTCTACTATGTTTCACCGAGCTGGGTATTTACTTTGCTTGGCACGATCGGCACCACTTCCGGCCAGGTGTCGATTGCTGACAACGGCACGACGGCGGTGCTGGTGGATGGCTCGGCCAGCGGCTACACGATCAATTTGAACACGAATGCTTTTGCCACGATTAGCGATCCGGCCTTCTATGGTGCCGATCGGGTCGAATTTCTCGATACTTATCTGTTGTTCAACAAGCCGGGCACACCGCAATTTTATACGACCACTTCTAATGTCGTTACGCCGTTCGACGCTACATATTTCGCCAACAAAAGCGGGTATGCGGACCCGCTGGTGGGCATCGCGATCATTCATCGCGAAATCTGGCTGATCGGCCAGCTGACCACCGAAGTCTGGTATAACGTGGGCGGGAACGCGTTTCCGTTTGCTCGGCTGCCCGGCA